AGCAACTCCAGTTGGATTTTTAGAGCCTCACAAGATACAAGCAGCTTTAGCAGAGTCAATATTGATTGAAAATAGTCCTTATGTTCCCGATTATGCAATTGCTGTAGAAATTTTAATTTTTCTGATTTTTGTCTCTCTCACGTGGACAGCATTGAACGTTTTTGGAGTAACTAATGGCATCTTAACAGGGGCAGGAATAATGACCCTAACGGGCGCTTATGGAGCTTACACGATCAATCAAGGCATTTTAATTGATGTTTCTTGGACTTTAATATCAGAATTCGTAACTGGGACCGTTGCGTTCTATTTAAACTACCGAGAGCAGTATAAATTGCGTCGACAGATCAAAAAACAATTTGAACATTATCTAGATCCTGCACAAATTAAGCGTTTGCAAGATAATCCTGAATTATTAAAATTAGGTGGTGAAAAACGATACGCTACTTTTTTATTTACTGATGTTAGAGGATTTACTTCAATGTCAGAAAAACTAGAACCCGAACAAGTTACTTACATAATGAACAGGGCATTAACCGCACAACAGACCGCTGTGCAAAAAAACGGGGGCATGGTAGATAAATACATTGGTGATGCAATGATGGCTATATTTTCAGCACCTTTAGATTTAGATTTTCACGAAAATAAAGCTTTAGATTGTGCAATAGACATACAAAAAAATATGGAAGAATTAAATATTGAGTTAGAAGAAAAAAACATTCCGCCAGTCGCTATAGGTATTGGAATTAATACAGGTTATGCAGTCATAGGTAACATGGGTAGCGAATCTAGATTTGATTACACTGCTATAGGAGATGCAGTCAATACGGCAGCAAGACTTGAATCAGGAACTAAGGAAGCAGGAGTGGATATGTTAATTGGTTACAATACTGCCATAAAGACCGATTATAAGTTAGAATTATTAGAGCCTTTAAAAGTAAAAGGCAAAGATAAACCTTTGGAAGTGTATACATGGGATTTAAGTTAACATTAATACTAGGAGGCCTACTACTAATGACGGTAGGAGGATCAGCTTGGTATATTGATAGACTGCAAGATAATATAGGTACGTTAAAAGGCAATCAGTTGATTCTGGAATCTAAAATCCAAGAACAGAATGAAGCTATTGAAACCGCTTTAAACAACCAAAAAAAGGCCCAAACACTTATGGCTTCTTTAGAAAAAGAGAAGCAAGAAGCGATGCGTAATGTAAATAAGTTAAGAAAAACATTTGCTAAACACGATTTAGATGAATTAACTTTAGCAAAACCAGAACTTATGCAAGGCAAAATAAACAGAGCTTCTAAACGAGTTTTAGAAAACTTAGAAAAATTAACCGACCCCAACCAATTTGATGAAGAAGTTAGCGATACTACTTAGTTTGGCCGTAGTGGCTTCAAGCTGTTCTATGATGGGAGATAGAGTCAAACCTGTTTCTGTAACCACTATTGCTAAACAACAACCGATGTACCACCCACCTTTACCGATGGAAGTACAAATGGATCCCGTTGATTGGGAAATACTTACACCAGACAGTATGCAGTTATATTTAGACAATTTAGAAAAAAATGAAGCACCAAGAAGGGCATTTTATACACTGTCCAGTAAAGAATACGAACATTTAAGTATGGATATGGCAGACATAACTAGGTACATTACAGAGATACTGGGGATAGTTAAATTCTATCGAGATTACGACAAAGAAGAGGAGGAAAAAGATGAGTGATGCACCAGACGCTTTTGTATATAACGCAACAATGGAAAGAGTTATAGACGGTGATGGATTTGTACTGAGTGAAATAGATTTAGGTTTCAAAGTAAAGTTAGCCAATCAATCTGTTAGAATGGCAGGAATTGATTGCCCCGAAAGTAGGGTAAATACAAAAAGACAACCAGAAAGAACTAAAGAAAAAGAATTAGGGTTGCAAGCAAAAGCACGATTAAAAGAGTTATTGACGGGTGATATAAAAATTAAGTCATTAGGCCGTGGCAAATACGGGAGGTTGCTTGCTATACCATACGATAGTGAAGGTAACGATGTTTGTGCAAAACTTATTGAAGAGGGTTTGGCTGCTCCTTATTGGGGTGGAACTAAAACAGCAAAAGTCAGAGATGACGGAACTTGGGGAGAATAATATGCAAATATCGCAAGAAGGTTTGTCGCTAATAAAAAAATACGAAGGCTGTGAGTTAGAAGCATATCTTTGCCCGGCTAATGTATGGACTATAGGTTATGGACACATTAAAGATGTTAAAGAAGGTGACCAAATAACCAAAGAAGAAGCTGAGTATATGCTACAAGAAGAAATGATTGAGTATGAAGGCTATGTTAATGACATGGTAGATGTGGAATTAAACCAAAGCCAATACGATTCTTTGTGCGCTTGGGTATACAACTTAGGACCTACTAACTTTCAAAGCTCTACGTTATTAAAAGTTTTAAATGAAGGCAAGTACAATGAAGTGCCACAACAAATAAAAAGATGGAACAAAGCCGGTGGTGAAGTCTTAAATGGTTTAATACGCAGAAGAGAAGCAGAGGCTTTATTATTTGAAGGAAAAGAATGGCTTTAACTAAACTAATACTTAATCCTGGCATTAATAAAGAGTCTACTGACCTTATGGATAAAGGCGGATGGGCTGATGGTAATTTAATTAGATTTAGAAAAGGGTTGCCAGAAAAAATTGGTGGTTGGAATAAAGCAACAACTGAAAACTATGAAGGAACAGGTCGTGCATTGACGGCATGGGTTGCTCTTGATGCTACAAAATATTTAGGATTAGGAACTACTTTTAAATACTACATTACAACCGGGGATGTTCTTAACGATGTAACTCCAATTCGTGTAACAACCGGTAATAATGAAATATCTTTTGCTGCAAGCAATGGGTCTTCTACTTTAACAGTAACAGATACTGGGCATGGTGCAGTTGTAAACGATTTTGTTACTTATAGTGGATGTGCAACATTAGGAGGTTTAGTAACCGCAGCAGTTTTAAATCAAGAATATCAAATTATTGGAATTACATCAGCAAACGTTTATACAATAACTGCCAAAGATACTAACGGAGATACCGTAACGGCCAACGCTAGTGATAGCGGTAATGGTCAAGGCACTGTTGTTGGTGCGTATCAAATTAACGTTGGTCTTGATGTGTACGTTTCTTCTACTGGTTGGGGAGCAGGCCTGTGGAGTGCTGGAACATTTGGATCTGCAACATCTTTGTCTGCCACAGATCAATTAAGATTGTGGTCGCATGATGCTTTTGGTGAAGATTTAATTATTAATCCTAGAAATGGAGGAATATATTATTGGGATGAATCATCAGGATTAAGTAACCGAGCAGTAGACATTACAACTTTATCTGGAGCAAATTTATCTCCAACAAAAGGTCTTCAAACTATTGTTAGTGATATTGATCGTCATGTTATTGTTTTGGGTGCAGATGCTATTTCTGGCAGTGCCAGAACAGGAAACATTGATCCATTGTTAATAGCATTTTCTTCTCAAGAAAGTATTACAGATTGGGAACCAACTTCTACAAACACAGCAGGATCGTTAAGACTTTCATCAGGATCTCAAATTGTTGGTGGGCTAAGAGCAAGACAAGAAATCCTTATATGGACTGACACAGCTTTATACAGCATGCAATTTGTAGGTGCTCCGTTTACTTTTGGAGTTAATTTAATTAACGAAAACGTTGGTCTTATATCTCCAAATGGATTTGTTAATGCACCTGATGCTGTGTATTGGATGGCTAGAGATGGATTCTATACTTACAACGGATCAGTACAAAGATTGCAATGTTCTGTTTTAAATTACGTTCTTAATGATTTTAATTCAAATCAATCATTTAAAGTTACAGCATTTACAAACAAAGAGTTTAATGAAGTGGGTTGGTTTTATCCGTCTTCTTCCAGTACAGAAATAGACAGATACGTTACATACAATTATTTAGAAGGAGCATGGAGCATCGGAGAGCTTTCACGAACAGCATGGCTAGATGATGGCATATTTGAAAAACCTAGAGCAACAGGCAAAGACAGTTCTGTTAATTATATTTATATACACGAAGATAGTGATGACGCAGATGGATCTCCAATGAATAATGTTTTCATTGAATCTGGTGATATTGATGTTGATGATGGAGAAAAGTTTGGTTTTGTAAGAAAAATTATTCCAGACGTTAAATTTTTTGGTACTAATTCAACTAGCGGCCAAATAAATTTTGTTTTAAAAACAAGAAACTTCCCCGGAGATAGCTTAACTACAAACTCTACCAACGATGTAACTAGTAGCACACAACAAAACCATGTTAGAGCTAGGTCTAGACAAATGGTATTTAGAGCACAGTCAGATGATGATGCAGCAACCGGGGTAAGAACTGGGTTTAAATGGAGACTTGGAGCAAATAGAATTGAGATAAGGCCTGATGGTAAAAGGTAATGGCAAAACTTCTCAACACTAGACTGCCATTAGCATTAAAAGATGTAGATCCTAATACGTTTAATCGTCTAGTCAGAGTGCTAGAAATTAACTTAGGAGAGTATGATACAAGCGCAACTCCTCAATTTAATGATTCAGAGATTACCACTTTAGCTTTTAATGCAGGTGATGTAATATGGAATACATCTATCGG